GCTCAGCTACTAGAAAATACAGAGCGTTCAATGGCAGAAAACGGCGGCGGCGCACGTGCTCTATTGGAAGCCGGTACACACACACCAACTAACGCAACTGGCACAGCTGGTTTTGGTGATGGCGTTCAAAACTACGATCCAGTTCTAATTAGCTTGGTTCGTCGTTCAATGCCAAACCTAGTTGCTTATGATGTTTGCGGCGTTCAGCCAATGACAGGCCCAACAGGCTTGATCTTTGCAATGCGCAGCAAGTACAACTCACAAGCTAACTCAGCTACAGAAGCATTCTACAACGAAGCCAACACAGCATTCTCAACGATTGCTCTAGGTAACTCAACAGTTAACCTACCAGGCGGCCGCCATGTTGGTACAACTCCTGGTTCAGCAAACAACGCTGAGTCAAACACATACAACTTTGCTGGTGGTATGTCAACAAACCAGGCTGAAGCTCTAGGTAACGCTTCAAACGCTGCATTTGCAAACATGGCTTTCTCAATTGAGAAGGTTTCTGTTGAAGCAAAGAGCCGTGCATTGAAGGCAGAGTACACAATGGAATTGGCACAAGACTTGAAGGCAATTCATGGTCTAGATGCTGAAGCTGAGCTTTCAAACATTCTACAATCAGAAATCCTTGTAGAAATCAACCGTGAAGTTATCCGCACAATTAACGTAACAGCTAAGCGCGGTGCTAACACCACAACAACAGTTGGTACATTCGACCTAGACGTCGATGCAAACGGCCGTTGGTCAGTTGAGAAGTTCAAGGGTCTAATGTTCCAGGTAGAGCGTGAAGCTAACCAAATTGCCAAAGACACACGTCGTGGTAAGGGTAACATCATCCTTTGCTCATCAGATGTCGCATCTGCATTGCAAATGGCTGGTGTTCTAGATTACGCTCCTGCTCTAAATAGCAACGCTCTAAACGTTGACGACACAGGCAACACATTTGCTGGTGTTCTAAACGGTCGTATCAAGGTCTACATTGACCCATACGTAACAGACAACTATATGACAGTTGGCTATAAGGGTGCAAGCGCATTCGATGCTGGTATCTTCTACTGCCCATACGTTCCACTACAGATGGTTCGTGCAGTTGGTGAAGATTCCTTCCAGCCAAAGATTGGATTCAAGACACGCTACGGCATGGTCGCAAATCCATTCGCAGAAGGTGCTTCATACGGCAACGGTGCAATGACCAAGGACGCAAACGTATACTACAGACGCGTTCTTGTAAGCAACATCCTATAATCCGAAAGGATATAATAGAAAGAGAGGGCCGCGAAAGCGGCCCTTTTTTTTGCTTGATAAATAAAGACATGGAAGTAAATACATTTAAAGCTTTTTTAGAAGAACAGGCAGAGCTTGGGTTGACGGTGTTTGACCTAGATGAAACTTTGTTCCACACAAAAGCCAAAATCAAAGTAATTAAAGATGGCAGTGTTGTTGGTACACTTGATAATCAACAATATAATTTATACAAGTTAAAACAGGGTGAGAGTTTTGATTATGGTGAATTTAGAAGTGCCGAAGTATTTGAAAAGACTTCTACACCTATATCAAAAATGATTGGTAAAGCAAAGGCTATTATTAACAATGCTTTTGTGAAAGGCTCACGTGTTATTATATCCACTGCTAGAGCTGACTTTGACAATAAGGAAGTTTTTCTAAGAGCTCTAGATGCTCATGGTATTGACACAAATAAAATTCGAGTTGAGAGAGCTGGTAATTTTAATTTAGGGTCCAGTGCTAAAAATAAAAAAGTGATATTCAGAAAGTACTTGAGAAGTGGTCTATACAAAAGAATAAGATTTTTTGATGATGATACCAATAATCTTACAAGCTTCAAGTCACTACAAAAAGAATACCCACAAATAACATTTGAGGCGTGGCATGTTAGTAAGGATGGTTCTGTAACAAAATATTGAGGTAGTTATATGATTGAGAATGCGCGCTTTTGCACAAAGTATATAAAAGAAACAAGAACTGCTGAGCTCTATGAACTTGCTGATGGCTATGTAATTAGAATGATTGAGAATAAACAAATTAAGGAAGATAGAGTTATTAAAGGCAAGTCTGTATACTATGTTATTGATACGTGTGAAAATTGGTGTGAAGGGATAATTGATCCATGGATATAATTCCTATTGTTACAGATAGCAATGGTATTAGAAGACACCCTATATTGAAAGAACTTGTTCGTTTAGATTTTGATCTAACAGGACTTTGCAATAGACAGTGCTCCTTTTGCCCCAGAACACTTGATGCTGATCCAGTATACCCAAATGTTAATAAACATTTACCACTTGAAACAATTGAGATTGTTTTACAAGAACTTAGATCAATTGATTTTAGTGGCTGGATAGAGCTGGCTGGTAGAGGAGAGAGCACTCTTCATAAACACTTTGATACTGTGGTTGATATGGTGACCTCAGGTAAAAGAAAATGGAAAGTTAGACTTACAACAAATGGATACAAAATAGACGAGTGGTGGAATTCCTCAGTTGGTCAAAAATTAAATGAACTGTATTTAAATAGTTACGAATCAAACGAAGAGTATATTGAAAGGCAACAAAAATATGTAACACTACCAAGCGGTGGTATTGTAAAACATTACTATAAACAAGATGGTTTTACTATAGATCAAATTAACAACATGCCATCATACAAAGAAGATGGTAAAACCTGGAAGCATGCTTTCAATAATAGAGCAGGCTATTTTAAAAATCAAGATAGACGAAATGAAGATCTTGATTATACAAATCTCGTAACATTACCAAATGGAAAGAAAATAAAGGTTAGTGAATCACCTTGTTGGCACCCAATGAGGCAAATATTTATTGACTATGAAGGCAACTATCAAATGTGTTGTAATGATTGGTCACATCAAATAAAAATTGGTAATGTAGTGGAGAGGTCACTAATTGACATGTATGTCAATGACCCAAAGTTGAATAGAATTAGATGGAGGTTATTGAATCACGATAGAAATGCCATACTTCCTTGTGCTAAATGTGATGATATTCAAGGAGCTACAAAAAACACAAAAGAAGCTATTGTAAAGTTCATGAGCTCTGGTGGATATAAGCAGCACGTTATTCCTCTTGCAAGAGAGGGCAGAGAGTATGATGCTAAATTGAAGAGTGGTATATAATAAGCATAAATAATTAAAAAAGGAATTATTAAAATGGCAGTACAAAAGAACTTTCTATCACCTCTTGGCTATCAACTAACTATACAAAAGATGCCAAATGCTGTCTTTAATGTTACGTCTGTTGTTTTGCCTGGAATAACAGTTGAAGACAGTGAACTGCAAACACCATTTAAGATAATCCGCTATCCTGATAAAGTTGTGTATAATGATTTTATTGTGAGATTCAAAGTTGATGAAAATATGGAGAACTATCTAGAAATTTTTAATTGGATGGTTGAGATAGGTCGGCCAGAATCCTTTGCAACAGGACAACCATCGCCTCTAATAGCAAATGACATTTATAGTAACTTTGTTTGTGATGGTACCTTGCTTATTTTAAACTCAGCCAATAAACCAAATATTGAGGTTAGATTCAAAGATTTATTCCCTGTTGTTATTGGTGATATAGAGTTTACAAGTAGTGAGACGGATGTAACGTATGTAGATGTTAGCGTTAATTTTAGGTGCCTATCGTTTACTCTTCATACCGTTTAGGGTATAATACACACCTCTTGATTGGTGTTTTACATTATGAAACTTGAAGAAATTTTTAATGAGTGGGAAAAAGATAGCAAGGTTGACCGGACCGAGCTAGGTGATGTTGCATTAAACATACCAAAACTTCACCACAAATATTTCAAACTATTCTCACACGAAAGACTTTTGCTTCGTAAACTAGAGCAAGAGATGAAAAAACTAAAGAGATTGAAGTGGGAATATTTCACAGGTGTCATTGACCAAGAAACGCTAGAAGACATGAAGTGGGAACCATTTGCCTTGAAAATTCTTAAGCAAGATGTTCCCACATACATTGATAGTGATAGTGACATTATAACCCTCAACCTACGAATTGCCCTACAGCAAGAAAAAATAGATGCTCTTGAATCTATTATCAAATCTGTTATGAACCTTGGGTTCCAGGTGAAGAGTGCTATTGATTGGGAAAAATTTAAGACTGGTCAATGACAGAAACTCTAACTATATCCAAGTTTAATGAGGTGTATATAACAGTTGATTGTGACAGCAATGTTGCAATGGAGCTAAAGGATTACTTTACTTTCAAGGTTCCTGGCTATCGCTTTATGCCAGCCTACCGCAATAAAACATGGTCTGGTGATATACACCTCTTCAATCCTCTAAGCAGAAGAGTGTACTATGGGTTGATTCCTTATATCAATAAATTTTGTGAGTCACGTAGTTACAATCTTGTTTTTGATAAGAATGTACAAAGCTTCAACAATATAGATAGCGACACTATTGTTAAGTTCATAGAAGATCTTAATCTACCCTTCAAACCTCGAGGCTATCAGCTAGAGGCTTTCTTGCATGCGATAAGAACAAAAAGATCACTTCTTGTATCACCTACAGCTTCTGGTAAATCTCTAATCATCTACATGATTACTAAATGGTTTATTGAACGTGATAGTATTAAGACACTTATTATTGTTCCAACAATATCGCTTGTTGAACAAATGAAAGGCGACTTTGTATCCTATGGTTGTGATGAGAGTTTAATTCACACAATCATGGCTGGCAGAGAAAAGATTACCAGCTCTCCTATTGTTATATCAACATGGCAATCAATACACAAAATGCCAAAACAATGGTTTGAACAATATGATGTTGTTATTGGAGATGAAGCTCATCAGTACAAGGCTAAGTCACTAACATCTATCCTAGAGAAGATGACAAAGTGTTCAATAAGATTAGGGTTCACTGGTACACTTGATGGTACACAAACGCATAGACTTGTGCTAGAGGGTTTGTTTGGTGGTGTGAAGAAAGTCACCACAACAGCAGAGCTAATAGAACAAAAGCATCTAGCAGATTTTAAGATCCAATCAATTATTTTAAAACACACCGATGCTAACAGAAAGGAATTCTCTAAGGCTGAATACCAAGATGAACTTGATTTTATTGTGAGGTGTGAAGCAAGAAATAACTTCATATCTCAGCTTGCCCTTCATCTAAAAGGAAACACATTGATACTTTATCAATTTGTTGAGAAGCATGGTAAACCATTGCACGAAATGCTTACTAAGCAAAACAAAGACGATAGACACATCTTTTTTGTGTCAGGTGAGGTAGACGTTGAGGATAGAGAGCTTGTAAGAAAAATTACAGAGAAGGAAACCAATGCCATTATTGTTGCCTCTTATGGCACATTCTCAACTGGCATAAATATTAGAAACCTACACAATGTTGTGTTTGCATCCCCAACCAAATCAAGAATTAGATCTCTACAATCTATTGGTAGAGCATTGAGAAGAGGCGACAATAAAGAGCAAGCTGTGCTTTATGATATATCCGACGATCTCTCATGGAAGAAATCACAAAACCATACTCTAAAGCACTTCATTGAAAGGGTTGGAATATATACAAGTGAGAAGTTTGAATACAAAATTACAAACTATCAACTGAGGTAATGACAATGGCAGCATTCATTCTTATTAAGCTGAGCGATGATGACTCCTTTATCATTGGTGAAGTGCACAATGAAACAGAAGAAGATATAGTTTTAAAATACCCAATTGTTATGAGATTAAGAACAACTGTTAATCAAACAACAAATGTTACTACATCAAAGTTCTTACCATTCTCAGAGAACAACATTGTTGCTCTTAAAAAGTGTGCCCTAGTAGGGTTTACAAAACCCAATGAGAAGATTATTAAATACTATCTAAGGTTCTTACAAACCTTCCAATCAGTGTTGGACAATGATCTTGAAAATGATATATGTGGCTTACAGGATGATTCAAACTTAAATCCTCTTGATTATGAGGAAGAAGATGAAGAGGTAGTGCCCTCTCTACCCATGGCACCAATGCTCCACTAATAGTTTCAGAATCCGACAAAGCCGATTATACTTAAATCTGCGTGCTAGGTCAACAGGTTGATTTAAATTTACAATTGTGTTATACTACTAAGCGTTTCAAAAAGGATTAAACATGGAATCTAAACCAAACCACTACGTCAGCAATGATGAGTTCTATAAAGCAATTGTAGAGTATAAGGCAAAGGTGAGAGAAGCTGAAAACCAGGCTCTGCCTAAACCAGCCATCACGCACTATATTGGTGATTGCTTGATAAAAATTGCTACTAAACTTTCCTATAGTCCAAACTTCATCAACTATACTTTCCGTGATGAGATGATAGCAGATGGTCTAGAGAATTGTATCAATTACTTTCATAACTTTGACCCTGACAAATCCACAAATCCTTTTTCATACTTTACACAAATCATTTACTATGCTTTCCTTCGAAGGATTCAGAAGGAAAAGAAATATCTTTATGTTAAGCATAAGGCAACGCAACAGAAAATGATATCGCACGAACTAATGAATATTCAAGAGCTAGATGAGCTTGGTGAGTTTGATATAGAAATCAATGACTACACATCTAATGACTATATGAATAACTTTATTGAACAATTTGAGGCATCAGCCCTAAAGAAGAAGATGGAAAGGCAAGCCAAGAAAGGTTTAGAGAAGTTAGTTAAGGAAGATTAAATTATGCGTGTTGCTCTGATCAATGATACTCATTTTGGGGGCCGTGGTGACTCCCCTATATTCTCTGAATATATTGGCAGGTTCTATGAAGAGGTGTTCTTCCCATATCTCAAAGCCAATGACATTGATACAATCATCCATTTGGGTGATATTGTAGACCGTAGAAAGTATATCAGCTATCTCTCATTGAGAAAGTTTAGAGACCAGTTTATTAACCGTGTTGTTCATGCAAACTTTAACTTGCATGTAATTATCGGGAACCACGATACGTTCTATAAGAACACTAACGAAGTAAATTGTATGACTGAGTTGTTTGGTACTAATCCACCAAGCAATATCCAATGGTATACGGGAGCAACAGAAGTAAAGTTTGGTAGTACAAATATTCTTTTTGTCCCTTGGATGTGTAGTGATAACTTTGATAGCACAATTGAGAAGATTGCTGATACCGATGCCCAAGTATGCTTTGGACATCTTGAGCTTGCTGGATTTGAGATGCAAAAGGGTACAGTTATTGACCATGGGTATGATGCAAAGATTTTTAAAAAGTTTGACATCGTGCTCTCTGGTCACTATCACCACAAGTCAACAAAGGGCAATGTAACATATCTTGGTTGCCCATATGAAATTGTTTGGTCTGACTATGATGACCCTAAGGGCTTCCATGTCTTTGATACAGAGACAAGAGAGATTGAGTTTGTACCAAGTGTGTTGACCCTATTTGAGAAACACTATTATGATGACCTTGGTAAAGAAAGAGAAGATGTAATTCTTGATGACTATTCACACCTCAAGGGTAAATTTGTTAAGGTTGTTGTCAAGAATAAAACAAACCCATATTGGTTTGATAGTGTAATTGATAGAGTGGAAAGAGCGGGTGTGGCTGATCTGCAGGTTGTTGAAGATCATTTACATCTTGACTTAGAAGAAGATTCAAGTATAATATCCGAGGCTGAGGATACCATTACGATTATTAGAAAGTTCTCTGACCAGTACATTGGCAATAAAGAAAAAGTTCCAACATTGAATAAGTTACTTGGCGATTTATATATTGAAGCAATGGAAATACAAACAAAGCAATGATTTTATTTAAGAAAGTAAGATGGAAGAACCTACTCAGTACTGGCAACATTTTTACTGAGATAGACCTCACCAAATACAACTCGACACTTATTGTAGGCACAAATGGTTCTGGTAAGTCAACCATTCTTGATGCTATATCGTTTGCGCTTTATAATAAGCCATTTAGAAAAATCAATAAGCCTCAACTCATCAACTCAATCAACGGTAAAGATCTTGTAGTTGAGCTTGAGTTTGTTGTAGGCAGTAATCATTATAAAATTGTGAGAGGCATCAAACCAAGTAGGTTTGAGATTTACAAGAACGACACACTCCTCAATCAGGACGCTGATAGTAAGGACTATCAAGAGGTAGTTGAAAAGCAAATTGTTAAAATGAACCACAGAACATTCTCACAAGTTGTGGTTCTTGGTTCTTCCACATATGTCCCCTTCATGCAGCTCACTGCAGCAGCGCGTAGAGAAGTTATTGAAGATTTGCTAGACATTCAAGTATTTACTACAATGAACACTCTTCTGAAATCTAAAATATCAGTAAACCAAGATAGCATCAAGCAATCCAAGTATGATAGTGATCTTATTGAGGAGAAGATCAATATTCAAACTAATTACGTCAACTCTTTAGAGAAAGATGTAATATCAAGAGTAGAGACATACAATAAGAAGATAGAAGAAACAGAAGAGCACATTGCTGTACTTGAAAAGATTATTAGTAAAAATAACGCTACAATTGAAACATTGCTCAACGATACAATGGGTCTGGATAAACTCCAAAAGAGAATGGAGAAGTCAGTTATACTCAAAGAAAAAGCAAACGACAGACTAGTTAAGCTTGATAAAGAAATTAAATTCTTCCACGACAACAATGATTGCCCTACATGTAAGCAAGGAATTGCACACGAATTTAAATCAGAGTCAATTGTTACTAAGCAAAGCCAAATTAAGGAGATTGCTGATAATCTTACGCTGCTTGAGAATGACTACAAAAATACTATTGATAAAATATCAGAAATTAACCGCATCCAACAAAACATACAAACCTTCCAGCAAGATGTTTCAAGATGCAATTTGGAAATTGATTCTGATAAGAAATTTATTGAGGCCTTTCAGCAAGAGATTAGTAACCTTGAAAACAATACAGCAAATGTTGATATTGAGAAAGAAAAACTAAAGGACCTGCAAGGGCAAAAAAATGAGGTAGAGGGTGTAAAGCAAAAGCTACTTGAGGATTATGAAATATTACAAGCAGCCTCAGCTCTATTGAAGGATGGTGGTATTAAAACAAGAATCCTTCGGCAGTACATGCCAATCATTAATAAGCTAATCAATAAGTACTTGGCTGCTATGGACTTCTTTGTTCAATTTGAAATTGATGAGCAGTTTAATGAGACAATTAAGTCTAGATTCAGAGATGAGTTTAGTTACAATTCATTCTCTGAAGGTGAGAAGATGAGAATCAACTTGGCTGTTCTCTTCACCTGGAG